TCGCAAATCTTATAACGTACATACTTTCGGATGAAAACAGTGAAAAATGCTCATATGGGCGAACATTTGTTAGTTGAGGTATATAATGTGCCCTTCGACAAACTAAATGATGCTAAAAAAATTGAACAAGTATGTGAAAGTGCATGTAAAACTGAAGGTTTGCAAGTATTAAACACATATATGCATCAATTTGACCCTTATGGAGTGACTTGTACTGTAACTTTGGGTGAAAGTCACCTTTCATGCCATACTTGGCCTGAAAAACAGTGTGTAGCAATCGATATTTTCACTTGTGGATCAAAAAATCCACGTTCTGTAGCATGGTGGTTACTAAATTATTTTGATTCTGATGACTATAATATGAATCAGCTAAATAGATAGGTATAAATAATAAAAAAAAGATCGTTTAATGGCGATAACAAGAATATCAAGAGCATTTAAGGATATTAGTCTGTCTTTTAAAAGACATCCTGTGACTAATGATATTGGTGTGCTTAAGAATGCAGATGCAATTAAAAGATCTGTTCGTAATCTTGTTCAAACTATTCCAAATGAAAGATTTTTTAATTCAACTATTGGATCTGATGTAAGAGGCTTATTATTTGAAAACGTTCCCGGATTTGTTGATTTTGGTACAGCGTCAATAATTGAAAAACAAATTCAAACTACAATTGAAAATTATGAATCAAGAGTTGATAATTTAGAGGTAAATGTTGATCCAAGACCAGATCAAAATGAATATGAAGTGGTTATTATCTTTGATATTGTTGGTCAAGATTTTCCTACACAAGAATTTTCATTCATACTTAAAGCAACGAGATAATGCCAGTAACTAAATTCACTAATCTTGACTTTGATCAGATTAAAACACAAATTAAAGAGTATTTAAGAGCAAACTCCAGTTTTACTGATTTTGACTTTGAAGGGTCAAACTTTTCAGTTTTAATTGATACTCTAGCTTACAATACATATATCTCTGCATTCAACTCAAATCTTGTTGTAAATGAATCTTTCCTAGACTCTGCAACTCTAAGGGAAAATGTCGTATCAATGGCAAGAAACATTGGTTATGTACCCCGTTCAAAAACAGCAGCAAGGGCATCAATATCATTTTCAGTTACTGCGAATACCACAAGTCCTTCAATGACCTTACAACCAGGCCTAGTGTGTGTTGGAAGGCAGAATGACTCTGATATAGTGTTTTCTATCTCTGAGGAGATAACTGCAGCTACAACTGTTACAGGCGGGGTTGGAGTTGCAAATTTTGGATCTTCATCTAATCCGATTGAAGTATTGGAAGGAACTTTTTTAACCTCTCAATACATCGTTGACGGGTCTTTAGAGCAACGTTTCATCTTGGATAACGCAAACATCGATTCATCATCTATCGTTGCTTATGTGGGATCTCCGGGTGTTCTGGGTAAACAATATAAGATGATTGATAATATAGTTGGAATTAGTTCAATATCAGATACTTATCTTATACAAGAAATACAGGACGAGAGATATGAACTTTTATTTGGTGATGGTATTTTTGGACGTAAACCTGATAATGGTGCAGTCATAACCGTTCATTACATTGTTACTTCAGGTTCTGAGGGTAATGGCCCTGAGTTCTTTAACTTTGCAGGTAATTTTTTAGGTGCTAATGGTCAAGTAATCACTCCCTCTGTAGTTCCAACAATTAATACAATTAACGCAGCATCTAACGGAGGAGATATTGAGACTATTGACTCGATTAAGTATTTTGCACCTAGACTGTATTCATCTCAGTACAGAGCAGTTACATCAAGAGACTATGAATCAATAATACAACAAATATATCCAAATACAGAGAGTGTGTCTGTTGTGGGTGGTGAAGAGGTTGATCCACCACAGTTTGGAACTGTGCTGATAACAATCAAACCAAAAAATGGTGAATTTGTATCAGATTTTGATAAAACACAAATTTTGACAAAGTTAAAAAGTTATTCATTAACAGGTATTAATCAAAAAATAGTTGACTTACAAGTTCTTTATGTTGAGGTTGAATCTTTCATTTATTATGATTCAACAAAAGTATCTACTGTTAACGATTTAAAAACAAAGATCACATCAGCTTTGACAAAATACTCTAATTCTGGAGATGTTAATAAATTTGGTGGTAGATTTAAGTATAGTAAAGTATTAAACGTTGTTGATAATATCGATAGAGCAATCACATCAAATATTACTAGAGTCAAGATAAGAAGAAACTTAAATGCTTTAGTCAACCAATTTGCACAATATGAATTATGTTTTGGTAATCAATTTAACGTAAAACCAGAGGGTCTCAATATAAAAAGTACCGGATTCAAAATTTTAGGTACAATTGAAACGGTATTCTTTACGGATATTCCAAATGATGACAAATTGACAGGCACTATTTCTGTTGTAAGAAAAAATACAAGTGGTGAAACTATTGTAGTTGTAAAATCAGCAGGAACTGTTGATTATGTTCATGGAGAAATAAATTTATCCACAATAAATATTATTTCAACCGATAAACCAAATAATATTATTGAAGTACAGGCCTTCCCAGAATCAAATGATATCATTGGTTTACAAGATCTGTATCTTGATTTTAACATCCCAAGTAGTCAAATAAATATGGTTAAAGATACAATTACATCAGGTGAGCAAATATCTGGTGTTGGTTATAAAGTAACTTCAAGTTATTCTAACGGAGAATTGACAAGAACATGATCGGAACTGGAATAAACAAGCGTATACAAGTTCAAGATATAATCGATAATCAACTCCCTGAGTTTATCACTTCAGAGAGCCCATTAACATCTGAATTTTTAAAACAATACTATGTCTCACAAGAGCATCGTGGTGGAGTTATAGATTTAACAGATAATTTAGACCAATATTTAAAATTAGATAATTTAACACCTGAAGTAATTGTAGGTATAACGACACTCACATCCGGAATAAGCACATCAGATACAACTGTTACTGTATCATCAACAAAAGGATTTCCTGATAAGCATGGTCTTTTTAAAATTGATGATGAGATTTTTACATACACATCTAAAAGTTCTACAGAGTTTATCGACGTTACTCGTGGATTTTGTGGTATAACTTCTTATACAGATCCTAATAATCTTGGAGAATTAATATTTTCTACATCTGTTGCCGATACTCACACTACAGCATCATCTGTTGAGAACTTAAGTGTATTGTTTCTTCAAGAATTTTACAAAAAAGTTAAATCATATTTAACTCCTGGCTTGGAGGATACAAAATTAAATACAAATGTTGATATTAGTAATTTTATCAAAGAGTCAAAATCATTATACAAATCTAAAGGAACTGAAGAGTCATTTCGTATTTTATTTAATGTTTTATATGGGATTTCACCAAAAATAATTGATCTTGAAAATTTACTAATAAAACCATCATCAGCAGAATATCTTAGAAGAGAAGTAATCGTTGCTGAACAAATATCTGGCGATCCAAATAAGTTAGTAGGACAAACAATTACTAAATCAACTGATTTAAACACTTCAGGATCTGTATCTGAAGTAGAAATTTTTAGTAGATCTGGTAATTTGGGTATATCAACCTACTACAAACTTAATTTGTTTGTAGGATATGATGAGAGAACAGCGATACAAGGTACTTTTACAATACCCGGAAAGACAAGAATTATTGAAGATGCTCCTGAAAGTTCTGATTTGTTAACTGTTGATTCAACAGTTGGTTTTGGTACTACAGGAACTCTTATTTCAAACGGTGTAAATGGTATTAACACCATTACATACGGTGATAAGACAATAAATCAATTTTTAAACTGCACAGGAATTGGTGTATCAATTCGTTCCACTGATGATATTAGAAGTGATGAGTTTATTTTTGGATATGAAAATGGTGATCTTACCAAAAGAGTTGAGTTAAGAATTACTGGAGTTCTGTCTGATTTTGAACTTTTACCTAGCAAAGAATCAAGTGTTACTCTTGAGGGTGAAAAGATAACAGTTAAGAATTTAGGGGAGGAGATACCAAATCCAACACTTGCTAATGATAGAACAAGAAAAACAGTATTTTTCAATTCTTGGTTGTATAATACTGCAAGTCGATTTAAATTAGAGACTTCAGGAATTACTACACCCTCCTCAACATTTATTACTAAAGCCACTCTAGATGAATCTAACTTAAAAAATGGTGATAAAGTTTCATTCTTAGCCAAAGGTTCAACAGTGCCAAAATTAACTGGTATCAATGTTATAAAGGTAGATAGTAGTAATCAAATTGAATTAAATACAAGTTTGACTGTTGATGGTAAAGATCATGACTTACAAAGAGAACTAGACAAAGCAATTGGTGCTGCAGGTGTTGATTTAGAATTTGGTAATAATAAAATCACTGCAAATGTGCAAAACACATATAATGATAATGATGAAAATTATTATGTGGCATCATCTTCAATGCCATCATACATTATTGAAAAGACAGTCGTAAAATCTGAATTAGGTGCAAACCCTCAAATAGGTGTTGCTGATAATGCTGGTATAGTAACAGGTCAGTTACTTGAAAAAAACAACGTCACTGAATTATACTCAAAATTACAATTTGATAATAAAATAGATTTTATCACTGGTGATGCGATTGCATACGTTCCAAGCGAAGATCCTTTAGTAGGTCTAGATACAACTGGAGGAATTTATTATGCAGAGGTTTTACCTGATGATTCTGGAAATCCTGATAAAATTTTAAGATTATATCCTTCAAGATCTTTTATAACAGTTACAAACGTAAATCCTGCTCGCCCACCTTATATTGAATTTACAAATACTGGAATTTCTACTACAGGAACTCATAAGTTTGTTCTTTTGAGACATAAAAATGAACAGATTGGTGTACAAAAAATACTTAAAAAGTTTCCCGCTGAAGCAAATATTAAGTCTGGAAACTCAGTAAAAACCGAAGTTGGAACGACAGGTATCCTAAAGAACGGTGTTGAGATTGCAAACTATAAATCTCTTGATAAAATCTATTATGGCCCATTATCAGACTTT